TTTTCAAGTGTGTGTTCCTTCCTGTCATCGTCCTCGCGGCTCGCATTCCACTGCTGCCTTCCTTATATTTCAGCATCCAGCATCCTCTGCGCGGCTTCTACCTGCGCATCTGCCGTTTGCCGGGCCGCATCCGCAGCTTGCTTCCACGAATCTATCAAACTATCCACGCTATCTTTGATGCTCGAAAGAGCCGTATTTAAGGCACTTTGCTGGTCGGAATCAAGGCTGATGCCGAGCAGTTCGTAAATGTTATTGAAGCCGAGCCTTTTCTTCTCGGCATCTATGGCGTTTATAGCCTCCTGCACGGCCTTGACCTCCATTTCGGTCATCTTATTTGTCGCGGTCTTGTTCAGTTCCAGTACGGCCACAAGTCGCGCTCTTTCTTGCTCCAGCCGGAACTCGGTCTTTTGCCTTTCGTTCCTATCCAGTTGCTCGAACTCGGCCTGCTGGAAGTCTTGCAGGGCTTTCAAATCCCGCTGGGCTATCTTGGTATTGAAGTCCGCTTCAATCTTCATCGCTTCTGCATCATACTTGGCGTTTATCGCGGCCTCATCCTGACGTAATTGCTCGGCTTTTGTCTTGTTCTGCTCAATTTCAATTTGCCGGGCCTTTTCATTTGCGGCAAGCCTCAGCGCCAATTCATCCTGCGTGCCCTGCTCCGTCACGGCCAACTGCAACTGAATCGCCTGCTGTTCTGCCTGCAACCTCTGTACATTGATTTGCGCCACCTCTTTGATATGCTCCTGCCGGGCCTTTATGGCATCAGCATCATACTTGGCATTTATCGCGGCTTCATCCCTCCGCTCGCTCTTTACCCTCTGGCGGTTGCGCTCCAACTCCAGTTGCCTTTCGGCTTCTATTTTGTCAAGGCGCTTTGTCAGCATTTCATCCGTTCCCTTTTCCGTGGCGGCTATCTCCAAGTTAATCGCCTCTACAACCGCCTGGCGGTCTTTTATCCTTTGCTGGGCCGCTTTCTTCGCGGCTTTCTGTTGCTCCTTTGTGAGTTTATCCTGCGCCTCCTTTTCAGCATCAGCAGCCGCTATCGCGGCCTTCGCCCTTTCATCCTGCAAGGCACTAAATGAACTCATAGCCTGCTCCCCAGCCTGCTGAACGGCTTGATACTTCAAGTAGAGTTCATCTACTTCTTTCTTGGCTTTCCCGGCCCGGAAAGGCCCGGCTTTCGATAGGGCCTCCTGTGCGGCTTCGTACTCCGCACGTACGGCTTGTATCTGCGCATCTATTGCATACCTCAATCCACCCTCGGTATCTGCACTCTTGACAATTTTATTAAACTGCTCACTGAACTGGTCAAGATACTTAGCCGTGGCAGTCTGCGCCGGAAAGAGTAATTCCTGCGTTTTTTGAATTAACCGTGTCAGCCAATCCACCGTGCTCTTGAACACTCCGTTGCTTTGCTGGAATGAAAGTGTAAGTCCCTCCCAAGCGGATTTAAGAATCAGCGTAGAACCTTCGAGGGTGTTCAGCCGTTCATCTTGGATTCGCTTTAATTCTCCGCCCACATCTTCAAGGCTCGCCCTCAATTCCTTGGCGCTCTCTGCACCGGAAAGGAACGCACTGAAAGCCGCCACGCTTCGTTTGTCGGTCAGTTCAAGGGCTTCATTCAAGTTCGTGCCCTCTTCACGTAACTTGATAAGTCCGTTCATAATTTCATCGAAACTCCGTGCCGTACCGCCCAGCCTTTGAGCGAGTTTGCCATTTGCATCTGAGAGATTCAGCAGGATATTTCTCGTAGCCGTGGCCGCGCTCGATGCATCAAAGCCCGCATTTGCCAGCGCACCCAGCAGGGCCGTGGTGTCTTTTACTGAAAGCCCGAAAGCATTTGCCACCGGGAACACCGTGCCGATGCTCGTCTGTATCTTCTCAAAACTCAAAGCGGATTTGTTTGTTGCAACGGCCAAAGTGCCGAGGACATCTTCCGCATCCGCGCTTGTAAGATTGAAGGCCCTAAGTGTCGAGCCGGCCACCTCTGCCGCTTCGCCCAAGTTCGCCCCTATCGCCGTGGCAAATTGCAGGACACTCTTCTGCATCCCGATAATTTGCGCTTCGTTGAAACCGAGTTTTGCAAGGCTCGTCTGCAAATCTGTCACTTGGCTTGCCGTGTATTCCGTAGTCCGTCCAAGACTGCGTGCGCTCTCAGTCAGTGCCGCTATCTCGCTCCTGCTCGTTCCCAGTATCGTAGCAAGGTTGGCATTTGCCTGCTCGAAGTCACGGAGCGTCTTAATGCTCCCCGTTTCGTATCTTGCCAGCATTGCGAACATTCCTACCACGCCAGCAGCCGCAGTTCCGAAAGTCTGCAAAGCCTTTGCCCCAAGTGGCAGGTCTGAGTTCGCTATTCCGCGAATGCTCGTGCGCATCTGCGTGAACCCTTGCACCACACTTCCCAACGGGCCGGGCAACGCTCGCAGGGCATTCTCATAGTGGCCCACTTCGAGGGTGTATTTCCCGGTGGCCTTTTGGAGCCGGGACATTTCTTCGTAGATTTTCCGCGTTTCCGTTTCCAACTGCCTGCCCGATTCCGTGCCCTGCCTCTCAGCCAAAGACATTTCGTTAAGCCGGATTTTATTAAGCCTATACTGGGCGGAAAGGCGGTTATAAGAGCCGATTTTGGAGTTCTGCAACTGAACGAGCAATTTATCTATGCTCTGCTCCTCTTTTACGGCTTGGATGACTTGCTGCCTGCGGCGATAGACCTGCCTTTCGGCCACTTCAGTCTGTTCGTAAGCCCGTGCCAGCTTCTCGCTCTCAACGGCCACCTGTGCAATCGTTGAGCGCTGTGCCTCGGTAGCCCCACTGACATTGTTCAGCGAGGATGCCATCGAAGCGGCGGAAGATTGTATCTTCGACTTTGCGGCTTCATACGCGGCAATCAACTGGTTGAGTTGTGCAATAAGGTCTTGTATCGAACTATCGGGCGCTACAAGGTCCGAATACTTTATCGGGTTCGGATTTGTCATAGTTAATTTTTCAAAAACTCCCGTATTTCGGGCTTATAAAACAAATCAATATAATTTATCATATTTCGGCTTAACGCGCGGATTTGAGCCGTTTTTGACCCTTTTCGGCTTCTTTCGCACGCCTCTGCATAAAATCATACGCAGAGTAGTATTCAAAGACGGTGCAGGACTTCGGATTTATGTGCAGTTGCTCGGACAAAACCAAGCAGACATCCTCAAAATTCCTGTCGGCTTTTATCTCAACTCCGTCCGGGCCGTCAAAGACCTGCGGACTGGAGAGTGTCATCATGTCAGTTGTTAGCTTCTCTATTTCTTCGTTCCCCTCCGGGCTGATACCCGATTCCAAGCAATGGAGCATCGCGGCAGTCCGGCGCTTCAGCAGGTCGTAGTATTCTTTCGTTTCCGGGCTTTCAAAGACCTTGGGAAAGTACAAATTAAGTTCCTGCTCTATTTTTTTTTTGACGGACACTAACTGCCCGTCTAATTCCCCCTCCGGCACATCTTTCAAAAGTTCCAAGATGCGTTCTATCGCTTGGTCGCTCGCATCCTCGAAAACCTCTTTGTCCACCCTCCGCACCAAAGCCGCGAAAGCCCGATGCCGTGGGCTGACCTCGGACTGGATGAGAAACACACACTGCCGCAAATTTGCCAACTCTTTCTGCGCATCCCCGTTCTTTCCGGCCAAAAGGAATCGCCGTGTCTTTTCCAGCCGTTGGTCAAGGGCGGCAATATCTCCGCCTATCCCTGCGTCAATAAGCAGTAACTTCTGATACTTATGAAAACGCAAGATAGGCAGTTCATCAACTGCCCCATAATACTCCACCGTATGCCCGCCAAGTCTTGCCGTTACCATAGCCGTACCGCAATCATTGTGGCACAAGGCGGAACGGCTATCAAAGACCAGTTCCCCGTTGCGGCCAAACACCCAATCGTCAAGACCACACACACCCACCAAGTCGTACAAAAGTGGCAGGATAGGAGTCTGTACAGAAAGTCGTTAGGCGCGTGTACCTGCGCCTTTTCCAACCATCCCCATTTCGCGGCAAGAGCAAGAGCGAAAGCCGCAAAGAGGGCCGTTACAATTATCCAACAAATAAAGTCTAACATATCTCGGTGTAATAAAGTGTTCCGTCAATTCGGAAGCCGCCGTATGGGTGCATCAAAAACTGATTGTCTATTTCATCCAACGAATAGCCCCGGTAAATGTTCTGCGCCTGCTCATATATGCGGCTGACCTCAATGTGCCCCTCAGTAAGAGCAAAGCCGCTCCGGCCACTAAGCACGTCAAGCACTTGGGCCTTCAGTTGTTCAGTGTTCCGATTGCTGGCTTCGCTATATACCCTCCGCAAATCAAACCAAACAATCAGTCCGAAAGGGGTGCGGAACTCCCTCTGTCCAAGTCCCGGCTGAATAACTTGTGGGTCATCTATCGCAAAGAATGAGAAATTCCCTATCTCCGCATCCGGGCTGACTTCTATGTAGTCATTCGGGCCGTGGCCGTTCCACCCTCCGCAAAAGACATTCGGGGTTGTATGCCTCCGCCCCTCAATGACTTTGACTAATCTCTGCGCCCGGCCAAAGGCTACATCAAGCCACGGCAGAGCCACAAGGCCCTGCTGAATCTCTCCGAGTACGCGGTCAAGCATAACCGCTCCCTCGATTATCGGTGTGTTGTTAGTAGGCATATATAATTGCTTTAATCATTCCGAGCAGGGAATCGTAAGAACCGCTCTCCCAAATCTCCGCCCATTTGTCTGCGTTAAGTCCAAAGGTGTCGTTTCCATACTTCGCCATAATCGCTTTCGCGTAGGCCGTTTCCCCGACTATCGCTACCGCATCCACTCCGAACTCCACGCCAATTTCTTCGTGAAACTTGCCTGTAATATACAGGTTCGGAGCATCCGGATTGCGCTGGACTGTATAGGGATAGGTTAAGTCTTGTTTCCAAGCGGCATATCGCCCAGCGCTCTCAACGGAGTGGAAGTGTCCAGCCGGCTTCAAATCTTCTGAATAGTAGGGGCGAATGTCCTCGCCCCCGCTATCCTTTCCTTCGAGTAACTGGATGCGCTGCTGTTCGAGTATGTCATTCCCGGGAGGAATTAAGCCACCCCCCCGGGGCGAGCCGCTTTCGAGGCCCGCCTGCACGGTCAAAACTCTATTAAGCAAGTCGGTAAGAATGTCCATTTACTTTTTCTTGCGATTCCCACAGCAGCCCCTGCATCATTCCACGAAAGACTGCGAAATCATCAAGAAACCGCTTCAAATAGACACCCTTCTGCTCGGGAATCACATTCCCGAAAGCATCGAAGCCCTTTATGTAGAGCGAGCCGCTAACCTCGGTGTCCGGCTCAAAGCTATCCTCGCCCTTCTTATAGGAATGGACTTTTACGGTCACATCTACTTCGCCGCTCATCCTCTCGGCCAACGAGCCGAGGATAGTGGGAAGCGCACCGCCTATGTCAATCATAGACCCCTGCCCTGCAATCTTCGTTGCAATCAACTCTTTGATATTATTCGCCATTGTTTTTGCGTTTTTAATGCCCGTTTTCGGGCGTTATACAGTTTTATTAATAAATTATACTTGTTTCAGTTTTACGCGCGAAATACGGCATTTTCCAGCAAATTAAACCGTTCTATATCGTACTCCGTTGTTCTGCTCGCACAGGCATATCCTATCCAGCCCCTTTGTGTCTATGGCAAGCGCCTTGTATGCCTGCGCCAAGTCGTAAGCCAGTCCCCCGGCCCGGCCCTGCGGATTGCCGTCCACTTCGTAGAGTATCTGGTCGCGTGTTGCATTCACTTGGTGGCGGTTTACCCTTACATCGGGATTCATCGCCAAAGTTCGCAAAGCGCTCACGGCTACCTGCTTCTGAATCACACTCGCAAACTGCGCCCTCTGCTCTATGATGAAGTCAGTCAAGTCGCAGCCGATAGTGATTTCAGCATTGATGCCGTAATTCTGCGTGTTCGTGTACGCCACGCGCCCGATGTCGAACATCTCCGGGTACTCCTTGAAGTCCGCCGGGGCTTTCGTTGCAAAGGGCGAAACTTGCAGGTACTTCGTAATCTGCTTCCACCCTTCAATACTCCCTCCGAGGCAGGTTTGGCACGGCTCACTGCTCCAGTCTTTCGATACGTTCAGCGCCTGCATCCCGTCCGGGAGGTCGGCTTGGTTATAGCAAAGATACCAAGCGCCCCCGGCATCGGTGTCAGAACCTATGTACGGAAGATAGAAGTCGTCCAAAGTAAACCACTGGAAGCCTCCGGAAGTGTTAGTATAGTTGAGTGTCACAACCTTTATAGGTGCTACCTGCGATGAATGGAAAAGATATACAGTGACCGGGCCTACACCGCTAACCATTTGTAGCCCGATGCGCTCAATCTTTGCCGTTACTCCCAGTGCCCTAACGGGGACAATCTCCATACCGACAATCTTGCCCTTGTTTTCCGTGGTCGCTTGCAGACGGGCCGCACCATCGAAGAATGTTCTCCTTTCAACGAGTGTCTTTGTTTCACGGGCTATCTCCTTGCCCTGCATGAAAGTCTGCACCGCCGTATGGATTGCATTCTTCGTAAGCCTGCGGAGAAAATCAGACAAGATGTTATAGCGCCGCCAGTCGGAGTTCCCTTCATCCGGCTCGCTTCCGCTATTCGCAGACACGGCTTCATAATATGCGCCCCCGTGAGCGACTACGATACCCACCGCGTAGGCAGTTGTCGCGTTCCACTCCGGGTACTGAAAGCCCCAGTCATCGGGCATCACGGATGCCATGTTCGCAAGGGTAACAAGAGGATGCGCCCCTTGAAAGGTTAGGCCGCTTTCGCTCTCCGTCAAATCCTCGGCTATCTGTTCAGCCGGGTTGTAGTTCTGCTCCCATCCGACTACGGACATCAGGGCGCTCTCTATATCATTAAGCCGTATCATTTCTTGTC